GTACAATTTATGCACACCCGATATGAAAATGTTACAATTCATGCCTGAGCAAAATTTCCTCCCCGGTTACCCGGAGAGTACAAAACTCTTAACATGAAGGGCAACCATATAGGACGGCTTTAGAAACTCACAAATGTGAGAACAAATATGACTGTAACATATTTGTTTTTATATACAGATCAGTTTAATGACATGATTAGGTCAACATGCAAAATGCAATTATACAGGAACTGGATCACCCAGTTGCCAATCAATAGTTGGCGTACAACAAAAGAATATACATGTAAAATCTGGACCAGCACCCATAGCGGTGATAACTGTGGTATAACCAAGTTCATCAGTAGCTGTAGTATTGGCAGATGTAATCACAACAAGTGCTCCTTGTCTATCAGTACCATCGGCACTAATACCCTCAACATAAGCCGAAGGATTGCACAAAGAAAAATTGAAGCAATTATAATCAGGAAGATTAAAGACACCTGTAGGATTTGTACTACCGCTGGTCATTGCCATACCGGCAAGACCATTGCGATTAAAATTAACAACATCCAAAGCAGCTGCTTTAGTACTCTGAGATGCACTACCAAGAATACTAGTTTGGAGTGCACAAAATCGATTTGTGATAGTTAGTGCGTCAACATCGGTGGTCCTAATAAAACGAATATCATTTGGAACCACTTTAGGACTATTTGTAGTCACGCAAAAATTTGCACTACCACGATAACCGACAAACATAGATGACACCCAAACCATAGGGTGCATAGTATTAAAAGCATAGCGCTTAGCGCCTGCAGTAACAACACCATTGGCTTGTGTCAAAAATGTAGATCCAGTATAATATCCTGGAGAATAGGGCATTCGCAATAAACCTTTACGGTAAACATTATATGCGCTTGCTACGCCCACAGGAAGGGGAACAGTGTCCATAATAACCATTCTATGAAGAAGTTTCCTCAAAGAATGAATAGACTCCCCAAAATTCAACCCATACCTGTTAGGATCAGGATTGACAGGTGTACCAAAATGAGCATGATTAACTTCTTCAGATTGCAATTCAAATAATGAAGGCAATTTAGAAGTACCAGTTGATAAGATACTACCTGAGGGATTGGCAAATTCAAAATCATCGCCAGCTGATACATATGCTAAAATACGAACAGTTGATGTAATAGGAGCTTCCAATGCATTATAAATGCGAATGGCTATAGTTCCATTATCAGAATTGGTGGTACGAGGTCCTGAACCTCCGGTATTCCAATTATTCGTTGAAACATCTGTATCAACACGTAACCACGGTAAAGCCTGGTGATATGGAACAGTGATAGTTATTTCATCTGTCTCACCAAGATCCAGAATGTGTGTATAAGTAATATTTGTGTCAACATTCGTTCCCGAAATATTGAACAAAGGATCATATTGAATTTTCAAACGACCTTTATGATACTTAGTACAAACAATCTTGAATCTAAATTTAATGGAACCACGCCAATTCTCAAACATAGCACCGATGTGGGCCAAAGGCGTCATATTGGTGCGACGTCCAACAATTGCACTAGCAATTCCAAGAATATTATCTGCTATTTTCAAATCAGGTGTAACCCGAGCTGTAAACAACAGATCATCTGCAATACCAGTAGTGGACCAAGTAGTGGTACCAAAATAAGATTCTTTCTGTTTCAAAAAAGATAGTGCCAATTCATCTTGACCTTTAACACCAAATGGTGACGGATCAATAGATAGCTCAGTCTTTGGATCAAGAGCAAGTTTCTGATAAGGAACCGATATTTCAGCTGTAGCAAGATGCGGAGCATTCATTGGATAATAAGGATGAACATTCTCAATATTAGGAACATTCGTAAATCCAAAGATGCTCGCAATACGCGAAACAGCGCTGGCACCAATTTGAGTAGCGCGAGCAAAAGGACCAATAATTGGTATTTGTGTAAGAAAACTAGCTGCATTCGCAATAGCAGTGGCTGGTTTAGATACAGATCCTTCACCATACTCATCAGACTGAAGTGTGAGTTTACCAGTAGAACCCATAAGTTCCACATCAGTTAACCACGCTAAAGTTCTAACAGTAACAGTAGAAGGACCACCAGTTAAGCAAACATCAAGATTTGCGAAAACTGTATAAAACAAAGAACCAAAATTGGTAACATCGGAATTGGATGTAATATCCAACCAATTTTCGTGATAAACGAATGGTAATTCCATTTCGCCCCCAGCATTCTTAGCAGGATCTACATAAAATCCTGGTAATTGTGATTTTGGGACTAACATGGAAGCCGCAAGTCCACGAAACTTACGTGTTAAAATACCATCCAAAGGTTGATAGAATACACGCAAAGAACCATATTGAAATGGTGTTGCATTAATTAGAACTTTCACATGTAGTTTAGCTCTCATAAATGCATAATTTTCAAGTTTCCTCTTGACAGCTGCTGTATTAATAAGCAATTGCCAAGGTGAAATTGACTTAATATTACCAATGGCATCTGCTGTAGACCAGACAAATGTATCAATGGTAGTAGGACGAGCTAAAAACTCACCCAAAGATAGGTCTTCAGTTGAATCAACAGTAGCAACACTATTTTGTGCAGCTGCTGCTCCAACAATCTCACCTTTCTCTCCATCCAAAAAGTATGTAGTAGAATGCACTTCTTCCGAGGTACCTTCAACTGTAATTTCTTCAGATTGAAGTTCAAAGCGAGGGTTTGGAGGTGGTGTGTGTGGTGACCAATCAGTATTCCTAATCTGACAGTCCACTACCTCAGTTTGTTGTTTATGATAATCATTACAGCATAAACACAGGCTATCATATTCCTGTGCAATGTGAGCAATACTTCCGGTGATTGCTTCAACAACTTTGTGCATAATATTTCTTTGATTTTCTTGAGACTATTTTAATACATCAACAATGACTGCCTAGTCAGTTGTTGACGTCATGGAACTTACTCCCGACGCCCGCCAGAACCGATCTTTCAGTTCATCCCATGAGGGCAGTGTCGTATCTGTGACATATTTATCCATTGGATGAGTGGACAACACAGATTGGAAGAATTTATGGTGTTTTTCAAAGGTATCCCTACCATAGAAAAAATATTCATTATTGGCTGCAACTACAACATCCACCATTTGTTTATAACAATCCACACTCCCTGAGGGAACCCACATTGTTAGTGAACGATGTATAGAAGCTTCTTCCAAAGGAGCTAAATAAGCGCCAACATCTTCATCGAAACGCCAAGTTCTTTTAAGGAACGAGCAATTATCGATATTAATATAAGGCACAGATTCGGTTTCTTTATCAGCCATAGTGTATTCAACACCAATATCACCTAACACTTTTTGAATATTAGTGTGTGTGAAAAAAGGTGCAAATTCACTAACACCCATACTATTATCATCACCATAAGTCAATAGATTGACATTCTCCTTGAAAGTTGCTACACTTCCACCATTTAATTTGGCATAAGCATAACGCATATAAAGGGAGTTTACTAAAGAATTGATAATAACAGTGAGTGGATGACCCGATGGGTTAGTTCCAAAAAATTGAACTAGATCACCCTGCACATTAACAACAGGAAATGCAACATCGTGACCGATACACATTATCCCGCGAACTTCTTCATCCGAAAAACCGGCTTTGCTGTAGATATTGCAAATGACTTCAAATGCAGCTAAAATAAAATCAGCTATCATATGCTTATCAAACTTACCATAATCTCCGGCAATAATCCGATCTTTCCCATGTTCAGTTAGGTACTCATAAATTTGAGTCCACTGCATGGATTGAACAACAACACCTGGTGCTGCTTCAAAGACGAAAATGTTCTTTTGCACTAAACGCACAAAAGTCAACAATTTCTTACGAACAACTAAACTCCAATCAGCAGGTCCACCAGTAAACATTCTTGTTTTCTTGATGGCACACTTCTTTAGAGGAGTTGCTTCGTCCTTGAGGTGACCTGTAAAAATGGCGTAAGCACATTCTCCAGCGTCGTAGCGTTCCTCTATTTTGCGGACACGCTCCCAGACCTCAGGTGTAAAATCGACACCTTCCGGGTAAATCTCATCTGGTGCAGACTCTAGAAAACTCTTTTTAGTAGTATTCCAGGGAAAGCCCATTGAGGTACTGGTGTTAATTCTATCAATGAATTTGACACCAGGTAATCCATTAACAGTGGCCCTATCTGATAGGAAAAGCAATTCTTTCTCCCATCCAGCAGGTAACCCTGTCAATATATCCTGTGTGTAACTTGCAACACAAGATTTCAGTATCTGCCTATCGTAATTAACAACAGGTTTAACCATTTCCTTGACATTATTATGCCAAGGTTCCCAACCACTCAT